TACGACAGGTATTCCGTAGAACGTTTGGTGATGCTACAGGTCCGTTTGCATCAAACTTTGATCCGTTTGCGCAGGCTAGTTTGAACGTGTATCTAATGAATTTTAACGTAGCAGGTGGTCTTGCCACATACGACTTCTACTCACAGTATGTAGAACTAGCCGCACGTATGTTTGGTGGCTACATGAACTACACCTACAACTCTGTCACAAAGAAAATCCAGCTGATCCGTGACCCAAAAGGCACTGGCGAGAATGTGTTGCTTTGGACATACAATCTCAAACCCGAAATCAACCTACTACAAGACTTCCAAATTAGTCAATGGGTCAAGGATTACATGGTTGCCAACTGTAAAATGATCATTGGCGAAGCACGTGAAAAGTTTGGATCAATTGCAGGCCCACAAGGCGGCGGTACCCTAAACGGTGCCGCAATGAAAGCCGAAGCCAAAGAAGCTATCATTGCCCTGGAAGACCAGCTTAAGAACTATGTGGATGCCAGCCAACCACTTACTTGGGTAATCGGCTAACATACAGTAGACGCATATCAGAAATTCTGTTATACTTGTTGTATGGCAGATTTAATGATCGACTTAGAAGGGCTTGCAACAGGCCCAGATACTACAATACTAACTATTGCGGCCCAGAGCTTTGACCCGTTTGGGCAAGGACATTCTGGCCAGAGTTACTATGCTAGAGTCACATTAGAAAGCCAAGAAGACCGTGCTATTGATCAAGGCACAATTGATTGGTGGGCTACACAACCTGCTGTGGTTCGGGACGAAGCGTTCAACGAACAAGACCGTATCCCACTAGATCAGGCATTAGATGGACTAGGACGGTTGATTTGGCACTCTAATAGAATATGGGCACAAGGTCCCACTTACGATATGAACATTCTGGAACATGCTTACAAGAGCTACGGCAAGCCATTGCCTTGGAAGTACTACATGGTGCGTGATAGCCGTACTGTATTCTCGTTATGGCCTGATCAGCCTATCCCTCCTACTAGTCATCATGCGCTAGAAGACTGCCGCAGACAAATTGGCATGCTACAGCGTACACTTGATCATCTCAACGTAACCTCCTTAAAATGACCCTTCCTAAACTGCTGATTATTGGTAATGCTCGTCACGGCAAAGACACAGTATGTGATATCCTGCGTGAAGAATTTGGATATAGTTTTCGTTCTAGTTCAGACTTTTGCGCTGAAAAGTTTATCTATGACGAGCTCAAAGTCAAATATGGATACACCTCTTATGCACAATGTTTTGAGGATCGACACAATCATCGTGCTGAGTGGTACGACATGATTCATGCTTACTGTAAAGACGATTATGCTAGACTAGGTAGAGAAATCTTTGCTGAAAATTCAATCTACTGCGGCCTGCGCAATAAAGGTGAATTTCATGCCATGCGTAATACAGGTGTGTTCGATTATGCTGTTTGGGTAGATCGCAGTGATCATTTGCCCCAGGAAGATCGATCTAGCATGAGCCTGGAAATTTGGATGGCTGACTACGTGATTGACAACAACGGAACACTTGAAGATCTCAAACGCAACACCCGTGAACTAGTTACAAGTCTGGTTGCAAGTCACCAGGACGCCATACAGAATCAGACTTGGCTAAATCAACTTCGCAGTTCCGACACACAGTTTTGAGATTCTTCAGAGCAGTATTGTTGAGATCTCCGTCCATATGATACACTAGAGTTTGAGCAGAGTAGCGGGCTTTAAACCCGCACTTGTCGCAGATCATTTTCTTCTTGTACCCTGCTGCCTCCCAGCGGGGTATTCTCTTTTTAATCCCACGTCCTTTACGAAGGCAGTTGTCACATCTAGTGCGATAATGCTTGACTCCATCTTTGATGTAGTTTACAGCACAAGGACGTTGATTACAAGCTGGGCAAATGGGTCTCATACGGTATTTAGCGGCAGGACCTTTGCCAAAGGGCACTGTAACACCGCCTTTTTTGAATATACCTATAAATATTGTATCTTGAAAAGGAATTGACCATGGCTCTAGTATCACCAGGCGTAGAAGTAACAGTTATTGACGAAAGTCAATATATCCCTTCCGCTGTTAACACAGTACCGTATTTTTTAATCGCTACTGCACAGAATAAAGTAAGTTCAGATGGCGTAACAGTTGCCGCTGGAACATTGGCAGCAAATGCCAATAAGACGTATCTAATCACAAGTCAACGAGACTTGGCTGCCACATTTGGCGTGCCATTCTTCTATCAGACCACAACAGGTACACCAATCAACGGCTATGAGCTCAATGAATACGGCTTACTGGCTGCGTATTCATCCCTGGGCATTACAAATCGTTGCTATGTACAACGTGCCAACATTGACTTGTCAGAACTAACTGCTAGTTTAGTTCGTCCTACAGGCACCCCCAACGACGGCGACTATTGGTTAGATACATCAACAAGTTTGTGGGGCATCCAGGAGTGGAATCAAACCACCAACACATTCACAGTAAAAACTCCTATTGTTATCACTGACACAGCAGATGTAGTAGATTTTGAGAATGATAACTACACACCTGTTGCATCAATTGGCAGTATTGGTGACTATGCTATTTCAGCAGTGGCTACATCAAATCCAGGCTATTATAAAAATTCATCAAATGCATGGGTATTAGTCGGCAGCGATGCGTGGAAAGTGTCTTGGCCCACTATCACAGGAACAGGATCACCAACTAGCCTTACAGTTGGTAATATTATTGTGATTAATGGTGTCACTGTTACTGTTTCTGCTACCAACACATTGGCTCAGTTGTCTATTGATATCAATGCCGCTGCAATTCCAGGAGTTACTGCGTCAGTTGTATCAAGTAAATTACAACTAACTGCAAACAGCCTTACTACCCCTGACGTTAGTAGCTTGGTTGGCGGCGCAATTGATATTAATATTACCAGCTCGGCTGCATTGTTAACTGCACTTGGTATCCCTGCTGGAGTGTACTACGCACCAACATACTTGCCTTCATACAGTTATCAGGCACCACGTTGGGCAGTTGGTCAACCAGTCACTACAACTAATTGGCCATCACCTACAGGCTCTGTATGGAACAACATGAGTCCTGCTAACAGCGGTGTAGCTTTAAGGATTAAAAAATACAGCTCAGCCCTAGGCACATTTGTTAGTCAAACAACAACAACTTATGCAAATCTACGCCTAGCAAATTATACACTAGACCCCACAGGCGGAGGCAAAAATATTCCAGTTGGTACCACTATTGCAATTTGGGACGCCATTGGCGCCGCCAGTGTTGAACCGCTCATGGCTTTGGAAATTCTTGAACGTAGCACGCTTGGTGCTACTATAATTACAGGATCTACGGCTACACCTGGACCATTTGTAAATGGAACTCAATTTGAGATTTCAGGAACCCAGACTAGTGGTATCAGTCAATCTGCTACTGTTACTATAAGTGGCACAAACACTGCTGCTTTTATCACAGCGGTAAGCTCGGCTAATATCCCCAACGTCAGCGCCAGCGTAAACTCATCTGGAGCAATTGTGCTTACACACTCCAATGGCGGCAATATGAGTTTGAAAAATATTACTGGAACTCCTGTAACATTGGCTGGATTTACCGTTGACACCCCAGGTTGCTTGCCATCATTTACAGCAGTAGACACACTTACATTGAGCAATTGGGTAACAGCACCAGAATTTACCTATACTGCTAGTACCACAGAACCTGATCAAGATCCTGTAGATGGCCGCTTGTGGTACTACAGCACAGTAAGCGATGCAGATATCTTGATTCAGAACAGCGGAGCCTGGGTTGGTTATCGAAACGATACCAACGATGTTCGTGGGTTTGATCTAAGCGACACAGACCCTGCAGGGCCGTTGATTGCTGCCACCGCTCCTATTGAACAAAGTGACGGTACGCAGTTGGAGTACGGTGATTTGTGGATTGACACCAGCGACCTGGAAAACTATCCCAAACTGTATCGTTGGGAACTAGTGAGCGGTGTTGCACAGTGGGTAGAAGTTGACACCACAGACCAGGTTACACAAAATGGTATCTTGTTTGCAGATGCACGTTGGGCCGGCAATGGCACAACTGATCCTGTGATGGATCCGTTCCCAACTATTGAAAGTTTGTTAACTAGCAATTACTTGGATTTAGATGCTCCTAATCCTGATCTATATCCTGAAGGTATGTTGTTGTTTAACACACGCCGTTCAGGATACAATGTCAAGAGCTTCCAAAGTGATTACTTCAATGCTGAATCATATCCTGATGACACACTGCCAACAGTCAAGAGCACTTGGTTAACAGCGTCTGGCAACAGAGACGACGGTGCCATGTGGTCAGGTCGTCAAGCACAACGTCAGTTGATCATTCAAGCAATGAAAGCAGGCATTGACACTAGCGAAGCAGCACGTGAAGAACAAAATCAGTTCAGCTTGATTGCTGCCACAGCTTATCCAGAGTTGATTCCTAACATGGTTGCACTCAGCAATGAGCGTAACAACACACTGTTTGTGGTTGGTGATACTCCAATGCGTTTGCCTGCAACAGGTACAGATCTTGCTGCCTGGGCCACAAACAATGGCGGACTAGGTTTCCGAACAGAAGACGGACTAGTAACTGCCAGCCAGTACTTGGGCACATTCTATCCAAGCTGCCAGACCACAGATTTGTCAGGCAACACAGTGGTAACAGCACCAAGTCACATGATGATGCGTACTATTATCCGCAGTGATGCAGTGAGCTATCCATGGTTAGCCCCTGCTGGTACACGTCGTGGCGTTGTTGACAATGCTATTGCTATTGGTTATATTGATGCAGCCACTGGTGAATTCCAGCAGTTGAACATGGGACAAGGTCTACGTGATGTCTTGTATGAAAACGACATCAACCCAATTACCTTTATTCCAGGTGTGGGTATTGTTAACTTTGGTAACAAGACCACAACCAGTATTACCAGCGCACTGGATCGTATCAATGTAAGTCGTTTGGTTGCGTTCTTGCGTGGTAGACTTGAAGAAATTGGCAAACTGTATTTGTTTGAACCCAATGACGATATTACTCGTGCCGAAATCACCAACACAGTCAACAGCTTGATGATTGACTTGGTGGCCAAGCGTGGTATCTATGACTACTTGGTGGTTTGCGACTTGAGTAACAATACTCCAGCACGTATTGACCGCAATGAGTTGTGGTTGGATATTGCTATTGAGCCAGTAAAAGCTGTGGAATTTATCTACATTCCATTGCGTATCAAGAACACTGGCGAAATCTCAGGACAGGCATCCTAATGAAAACGGTGGGTGAAAAATCACCCACCAATTCAGGTAAATAAACGTAACAGGAGATACCAAAAAAATGGCAAGTTCATCACTATCAAGAATGTCAGTTCCACTGGGCGGCCAGGCTGATCAGGGCTTGTTGATGCCCAAACTCAAATATCGCTTCCGTGTGTTTTTTGAGAACTTTGGCGCAAGCGCAAGCCCTACCACTGAATTAACAAAACAGGTAATGACTTTTAACAGACCCAATCTGAGTTTTGAAGACATTACTATACCAATCTACAACTCAACCCTGAAGTTGGCCGGCAAACCTACATGGGCTGATGTCACTTGCGAAATTCGTGACGACGCATCAGGCTCAGTGAGTAAATTAGTCGGGTCGCAACTTCAAAAGCAGATGGACTTTTTGGAAATGGCTTCAGCCAGTTCTGGTATTGACTACAAGTTCCTAACACGGTTGGAAATCCTAGACGGTGGCAACGGCTCTGCTGAACCCACAGTTCTTGAAACTTGGGAGTTGTATGGCTGCTACTTGAAGTCAGCAGACTACGGGCAATTAAGCTATGCTGAAAGCGCAGTAGTTACAATCAGTCTGGGTATTGCGTACGATAACGCCAACCAGATCCCATCAGGGTCTAACGGTGCTGGTGTTGGTGGTGCAATTGGCCGAACACTAGGTGACGTTGTTACAGGTGCTGGTGCAGCCAGCTAATAAACTGGCTAATAACTAATGTCATCGTCGTTAGCATCATTTGGTCAGCAAATCTTCAAAGGATTTAGCGCAGTAGATGGTTTGCGTGGTTACGATCACGCAAATCGTGTTTTTACCCCCAACGGTTACGAACTCAAACCACGATTTAAGTTTTTATTTCATGTAGCGTTCACAATCAACTCAGCAGTAATTCCCAAAATACGTGGCGCAATTGGTCTACAAGACATTGCTAATCTTAGTTTGGTAGTCAAAACAGTTGACCTGCCTAAGTACACTATTGCTACAGAAACACTCAATCAGTACAATCGCAAACGTGTGATTCAAACCAAGATCAACTATGATCCTGTGAATATCACTTTTCATGATGACGGCTCTGACCTAGTGCGTAACATGTGGTACAACTACTACAGCTACTACTACAAAGACGCCAGCCAGGCATATGGCTCTACCAACAACAACAATGGCAGCATGGGTGCAGAAGGCAATGGCACCAAAGGATTTGGCTACAACGGCCGAGACATTTACAATCAAGACCGCATGGGCGGAGTTAACGACTGGGGCTATATTGGCGAGGCAATTGATGACGGCACAACAAGCTCATCAGGCAAGCCACCGTTTTTCTCTGACATTAGAATTTTTGGATTTGACTATCAGCACAAGTTTGCTGAATACATTCTGATCAATCCGTTGATTTCAAACTGGGCACATGACACCTATGACTACAGTCAAGGCAACGGACTCATGCAACACTCCATGACCATTGCTTACGAAACTGTGAAATACAAACAAGGCGCACCCAACAAGTCTGCTCCTGGCTTTGCCAATCCAGCACACTACGATACAACACCAAGTCCATTGGCTCGCCCTGGTACCACAGCTACTATTTTGGGTCAAGGTGGTATATTAGATGTTGCAGGCGGCATTTCCAGCGACTTGCAGTCAGGGTCTGTACTGGGTCTGCTTGGCGCGGCACAAAAAGCCAGCACAGTTTACAACACATTCAAAGGCAAAAATCTCAAGAGTATTGTCAAATCAGAAGTCACTGCAATTGGTACACAAGTGATTGTAGGCAGTTTACCCGGCGCTATTCGCAGTGTAGCCAACAAAGCCGATGGAGTGTTTTTTCCAACAGCAACCGCGGCACGTAACACAGCCACATTGAATCAGATCAACCAAGGACAAATTGCAGGCGGTGGGGTATGAGCACAGTAAATTATACCAACTATAACAAAGACTTAACTGTCAGAGTATTTGACAGTTTTTACAACTACGATGTCAATGTTCCTGCAGACGAGTATGATATTGTGTATTCGTATTTTCGCAGTGTAATGGCCACAGCTCGTATTGCTGGCAACTTCACTGTGAGTTTGTTTAGAGTAGCCGAAGAAACCAATATACCTGCACTGACGTTGCTAGACGCAATGAAAGGCCAGACAGGATTGAATCTCACAGCAAGCCTGGCTTACTATCTTAATTCAATCCGTAGCCGAGCTACATTGCTGGGTATCAACGCCAGCACAGTTCCCAATCAATACGCAGCCAGACTAGTACTACAATGAGTCGCTGGGCACAAGGTCAGTACGTGGTGTTGAACCCTGCAAAATATGTGGGCAAAGGTGTACCTAGATATCGCTCAGGATGGGAACACAGCTTCATGCGTTTTTGCGATACCAACGATAATGTGCTACAGTGGGCCAGCGAAAGTATTGCCATTCCCTACATGAATCCTGTGACAGGCAAAAAAAGCAACTATGTGCCTGACTTTCTTATTACCTATCGCCAAAAGAACAACACAGTCAAAGCAGAACTAATTGAAATCAAACCCAAAAAGCAAAGCGTGATTGAAAGCAAAATGAGCAGTCGCGACCGTGCTGTAGTGGCTGTTAACTATGCCAAATGGGCAGCCGCCCAGAAGTGGTGTGCCCGCCAAGGGCTAGCGTTTAGAGTGATCA